GAATATGAGTGTAAGAGAAAACATAGCATCTAATTTATTATCAACTATTTCTGGTATATCTAGCCCAGCAATTAAGAAAGCTACTAGACAACCATTTATATTAGATGAATTATCTGAACAACAATATCCAGCAGTAATAGTTCAAACATCTGAAGAAAATAGAGATGACTCTGAATTAGGAAGTGGTGCTAAGACAAGACATGGAACTATTGATTTCGTAATACTTGGTTTTGTTAAAGGTGCAGAGGCCAATATAGATACTTTAAGAAATGAATTGATTACAGCTATTGAAACAGAAATAGAATCTGATATTACAAGAAATGGTAATGCTCTAGATACAGAGGTTGTTCAAGTCGAAACTGATGAGGGTTCATTATTTCCTGTAGGTGGAATAAGAATGACTATTAGATGTATGTATGAGTATCAAGCTGGAACACCATAGGAGATAAAATGAAAAACGATAAATTATTAGATAAGATAACAAAAAAAATAGATCAAATAGAAAAGATGCACGATAAAGAATCTATACTTTGTGAAGAAGTAAAAGATTTAATTGAAGAAATAAGAGAAAATTCATTAGAGGACGAAGACCATACTTGGGAAGAAGAAGATTTAGACCAAGACGACTTTGAAGAAGATGAAGAAGATATTGACGAAGAAGAAGATAAATTGTAAAAGACGTTATGGCTAAAGATATTAAATTATACAAGAATGGACATGAAGTTATTATCAATGAATCCCAACTTGATAATTTTCTAAAGCTTGGTTGGAATAAGGAAAAAGCAAAACCTATATTAAAACCAAAATATAAACCAAAAGAAGATAAAGGAGAATAATCATGGCAACTCATCATGGAAAAGAAGGTGTTGTTACTGCTGGTGGTACTGCAATAGGAGAACTTACAGGTTTCACTATTGAAACTACAGGAGATGTGGTAGAGGACACTCAATTATCAGATTCTGAAAAATCATTTTTAGCTGGAAGAACATCTTTTTCTGGTACTTTAGAAATGCACTATGACGAAGCTGATGCACAACAAGAAACTTTAACTGCTGGAAGTTCAATTTCATTTGTATTATTACCAGAGGGTAATGATTCAGGAGATCAAAGCTTTACAGGTTCTGGTATTATAACAGGAATGTCTATTAGTAATGCTATGGACGGAATAGTTTCAAGAAGTGTTACTTTTCAAGGAACAGGTTCACTATCTAAAGGTACTGTATAATCTAATTTATGTCAGTAATAGATAGAGTTAAATCTCATTTTGAAAGTCTACAAACTATAACTATTGAAGTTGAAGAATGGAAAGATGAACATGGAAATCCATCTGTGTTTTATTCTGAACCTTTAACACTTGAAGAAAAAAATATTATCTTTAAGAAATCAAGCAACTTTTCTGATTTAACAGTATTAGTGGATTTGCTAATAATGAAGCTATTGGTTAAAGATGATAAAGGCCAACTACAAAAAGCATTTAAACCTGAAGACAAATTTGCACTTAGAAAAAAAGCTGACTCTAACGTAGTAGCAACAATTGCAAATAAAATTCTTTTAGACACATCATACGAAGAAGCTGAAAAAAAGTAGATAGCGACACTGATATTCAAACCCTATTGGTTGTCGCAGATAGATTGAAGATTACAATTCAAGAGGTATTGGATATGCCTATGAGCCATTACAATCTTTGGATAGCTTACTTGAAAAAAGAACAAGATAAGTATAATAATGAAAAGAAATTAGCTGAAGCAAGAAAGTTTAAAACATAATGGCCAACCAAAAACTCAATATTGATATAGTAGCACGAGATCGAACTAAACAAGCTTTAGGCGGTCTTCAAGGTGCTTTAGGTAAATTAAGAGGTGCTGTATTCAATCTTCAAAATGCTTTTATTGGTCTAGGTGCTGGATTAGTTGCTAGAAATTTAGTTCAAACAGGTAAAAATTTAGAAAATCTTAGAACAAGATTAAAATTCCTACTTAAAGATACAAACGAGGGTGCAAAAGCATTTGACAACATGGTCAAGTTTGCATCTAAAGTTCCTTTTTCATTAGAGGAAATACAATCTGGTTCAGGTATCTTAGCAACAGTTACAGATAACGCAAATGATCTTCAAAAGATGTTGGAGATTACAGGTAATGTTGCGGCAGTAACAGGTTTAGATTTTAGAACTGCATCAGAACAAATACAAAGATCATTTAGTGCTGGTATCGGTGCGGCAGATTTATTTAGAGAAAAAGGTGTTAGAAATATGCTTGGCTTTAAAGCTGGTGCAACAGTTTCTATTGAAGATACAGTTGAGGCATTTGAAAGAGTATTTGGTAGAGATGGAAGATTTGGAAAAGCTACAGATGAATTAGCAGAAACTTTTGAGGGAACTCTCTCAATGATTGGTGATAAAATATTTAATTTTAAAAAAGTTTTATTAGAAGCTGGTTTGTTTGAAAGTCTTAAAAAAGAATTTGGTGCATTAGATAAGTTTTTAGAAGAAAATTCAAAACAAATAGATGATCTTGCAAAAGATATAGGAATTGCTTTAGGTTTTGCAGTAAAAAAACTTTCTGATGCAATTGTTGTTATGAGAAACAACATGAATACATTTAAAAATGTAATAATGATTTTAATATCTGTTAAAGTCGTTACTTTATTTGCAAATTTAGCAGTAGCAGTAACTAATGTTGCAAAAGCTATGATGAGTTTTGGTTTTGCTACCCTTTTTACAAAAGGTGGTTTATTAGGAATTGCAAAAGCAATAGCAAAAGGTGGTGCGATATTTTTAGCCTTTAAAGGTATGGAAAAACTATTTGAAGATATGAAAGATAGTTTTGAAAATTTTTCAGATGGTATAAAAAATAGCTTACCTGATACAAGAGACTTACATAAAGTCATAAGAGGAACTAAAAAAGAAACTGAAGATTTATATGAAGCATTTTTAAGAACACAACAACCAATACATGAAATTGCACATGATATGTCTCTTGTTCCTGAATCTGTTAAAAAGGCAAGAGAAGAATATTTAAAAACTCAAAAAGCAAGAAAAGAGGCATTTCAAGATTTACCAGAAGAATTAAAAAAACAATTAGAAGAAGAAAGAATAGAAAAAATTAGAGAAGAAGGTTCTGCACTAGAAAACCTTAAAGAAAATTATAGAGAATTTTTTGAAAACTTTAATGCTGGTACAGAAATTGCAAATATATTTCAAAATTCATTACAATCAGTAACTAAAGGTATAGGAGATGCTATAGCACAAACAATAGTATTTGGTAAATCATTTAAAGATACATTTGGAAATATCGCAAGAAATATACTAGCACAATTAATATCTTCTTTAGTTCAAGTTGGAGTTAATATGGTATTAAATGCAACAATAGGTAAAAAATTACAAGCCGCTTCAGTTGCATCAGGAGTTGCTAGTGCCGCCGCTTTATCTGCCGCTTATGCAACACCAGCCGCTTTAGCTTCACTTGCTTCATTTGGAACAAATGCTATTCCAGCACAATCTGCTTTAATATCAACTGTTGCATTATCAAATGTTTTATCTTCAGTAAAAGGTTTTGAAAAAGGTGGTGCAGTAAGAAAAGGAGAGCCTATTCTTGTTGGAGAACGTGGGCCAGAAATGTTTGTACCAAACTCAACAGGTCAAATAGAACAATCTGCAAGAGGAACTGATAGAAATGGAACAATACTTAACTTTAATATAACAGCAACAGATGTTAGAGGTGTAAAAGAATTATTAGTTGATAATCGAGCAACTATTGTTAATGTAATTAATTCTGCATTAAATGAAAAAGGTAGAGAGGCTTTAGTATAATATGGCTGGTCAATTTCCAACTTCTCCTGTTGCACAAAATGCTGATGTTGGTTCAGAACAAAAAACAATAATTACAACAACAACATCTGGTAGAGTTCAAACAAGACAGATAGATGGTCAAAAATTTACAATCACTTTAGATTATGCACCAATGACTAGATCAAACTTTGCACCTATCAAAGCATTTCTAATGAAACAACGAGCAAGATTAAATACCTTTACAATTATTCCACCTGTTGTTTCTAATGCTCAAGGTGTTGCATCAGGAACTATAAGTGTTAATGGTGCTATTACATCTGGTGCTACGACTTGCACAATAGATGGTATGGCTGTTAGCACAAATGATATTTTAAAAGCTGGAGATTATTTTAGATTTGCTGGTCAAAATAAAGTTTATATGGCAGTTGAAGATTTAGATTCAGATGCTTCTGGCGAGGGAACACTTACATTTGAACCACCTTTACGATCAGATGTAGCAGATGATGTAGCATTAGTTTATGATAATGTTGATTTTACTGTAAGACTTAGAAATGATATTCAAGAATATTCTATTATAACTGATAATCTTTACAAATATGAGATTGATTTAATAGAAAACTTATAATGAAAAAATATAAAATAACCCACAAGATAACTGCTGATTTTATTGCTGAAGCTATTGTTAATGAAGATGAAATAGATACTTCAATAAACGATCTCAAAGAATATAATAAACCCAATAGCAAATTTAATTTTACTATGGTAAAAGGTACAGAAACTGTAACTCAAACAAACTACGAATTATATGACGAGAAACCTAACGACAGCACTAAAGAATGAACTTGCAACAGATAGCTTACAACCTATTACTCTTGTTTATATTAACGTAGGAACAGGCTTTAGATTTACCGATCATTATAAAGATATAACTTACGATTCAAATACATATTCAGCATCATCACTATTTATGAAAGTATCTAGTGTTCAAGAATCCTCAGAAATATCTGTTGGTAATATTACCTTGTTTTTTAGTGGTGCAGATCAAACAATTATCTCATTGTTTTTAAATAATAATTACATGGAAAAAGAGGCAGAAGTTTATAAAGGTTTTTTAGATACTAACGAAACTTTGATTGCTGACCCTTTCTTAGCTTTTAAAGGCAGAATAGAATCATTTAATATTGATGAAAGTATTAATAACTCAAATGCTAGAATAGTTGTTGCTTCTCATTGGTCAGATTTTAGTAAAATAAAAGGTAGAAAAACAAATACAGCTTCTCAACAATTACATTTTGCAAATGATTTAGGTTTTGAATTTGCATCACAAACAGTTCAAGATATTAAGTGGGGTAAAGCATAATGCAAGATGTAATAAATCTATTTAATAATTTTGATCGTTATAAAGGTAAAGAATTAACTAATTATCTAAAACCATCAATTACACTAAATCAATATAAAAAATTTTATCACAATAATAAATTAGTAGGCTTTGTTAATTGGGCTTATATCCATGACATCGTAGAAAAAAGATTCAAACAAACAGGAAAAATTAAATCTAACGAATGGAACTCAGGTAATAATTTATGGTTAATAGAAATTGTATCTATTAAAAATACTTTTAGTATGATGCGTTGGGTTTATAATTATTTTAAAAAACAATTAAAGGTAGATCATGCTATAAATTGGTTAAGGGTAGATAATGATATTTATAGAGTTGGTAAAAAATTTAAGAGGAGTTTTCACTAATGGGTGGTGTAGTTAATTCGATAGTTAATATAGTTACAAAATTTGTAGGGTGGTTAATACCAACACCTGATATTCCTGATTTTAACACACCACAAGAAGAACAAGGTGTATTAATTAATAAGCAATCAAACAACGCACAAATCCCTATCGTTTATGGAAGAAGACAAGTAGGTATCACTAGAGTATTTTTAGAAACATCTGGTTCAGATAATAAATATCTTTATATGGCTGGAATAGTTTGTGAGGGAGAAATTGAAGAAATAGAACAAATATTTATTGATGATAAAAGAGTTCTTTTTGATGGCGATTTAGATCATGGAGTAGAAAGAAATGTTGCAGATGGAGATGCAAATTTTTATAAAGACGATAATTCATATATTAAAATTCAAGCATTTAATGGAACTGACGACCAAGTTGCATCATCAGTATTAACTAATTCTACAAGTTGGACATCTAACCATAGATTAAGAGGTGTTTGTTATTTAGCTTTTAGGTTTGAATGGAATCAAGATATATTTACTGCAATCCCACAGGTTAAAGTAGTTTTAAAAGGTAAAAAAGTTTATGACCCTAGAGATGCTACAACTAAATGGACACCAAACTCTGCTTTAGTATTATTAGATTATTTAAGAAATAGTAGATATGGAAAAGAATTACCTGATAGTGCATTTGAATCTGGTTTTACATCTTTTATAACTTCTGCAAATGAAGCAGATACAGAGATTGTTCCAAGAACAGTTTCAGTAACACAAATTAGTGGTATGCAAAGAAAAACCTTTAATGGATATTACAGCGATAACCCAGCTTTTTTTACAAATAAATTTGCAACAAGTTCTACACCTGTAACAAGTATTTCAGGAGATTCTATTGGTTCAAATAGTTCAATTCGTTATAATGGTTATATAAATCCAACATCAACTGCTACTTATGAATTTCAAACTACGTCAGATGATGCTTCTCATGTTTATATTGGAGATGATGCACAAACTGTAGATAGTTTAATGAAAGAAATAGAAAATAATAGAAGTTCTAATTTAGTAGTTAATAATGGTGGATTACATGGTTCTGCA